CAGGCATTTCCTTCACGTCTTGCACAACTTGGAGCCAGTACGCGGACGACAAAGTGAGGCTGTCTTGCGGGTTAGTTGCGCCCACAGAATTCATTGCCCACGCGCAACCCTTAACCCGCAGGTTGAACGCATATTCACCCTGGATACGATCGACCAAGTTCTCCAACCCTGTGACGGGCTGCGAGATGATGTCACGCTCTTCAGATTCTGCAACCTCGACAGCGTTCTCAACGAGACCGAGAACGTCATACTCAGTGTTGGTCGAACCGACAGTGTATAGGTTCGGGCTGTCCAGAACCACGACGGGTTTACCGAACGTGGCAATGGTGCCTGCATACACAGTCGCGCCAGCGACTTCGTACAACTTGTCAGCGATCTGTTGCGCCATCAAGTCGAAATAGTTCTTGCTGTGCATGACCCAGCAAACAATACGCGCTGCGCGGTCGCCAAACTTTGCGAGACCGTGCACCATAGCAGTGTGATTCAGCGTCTGCACGCTATCCACTGTGGTATCGTACTGCAGTGCCGAACCTGCGCCCTCAATAGCGGCGCGGACAGCTCCGACTGCGAGGTTAACGTAGTCGATTGCAATTGCGGGACCGCTCTGTTGGCCCAGCATGTAGCTGAACTCTTCAGGACTGACACCGATCTTGCGGAAAGCATCGCGGGACTGTGTGACCGGCCCGAGGCGACGGTTGATCTTGACGCCGATCATTTCAGCTGCGGACAGGTTGTTGTCTGCGACCGATGTGGTGGCGGTGATGTCACGCCGCGAGATAAGACTTGCGGTAGACTTCAGGAAAGACTCACGCTCGAAATCACCGAGCACAGAGCGCGTAACCAGACGGACGGCATTCTGCGAGGCGGCGTTGAAAGCCTCAGTGTTCTGTTGCAGCGTTTCGACCACCCCACCCCAGAATTGGGCGTTATAAATCACAAAATTTGCTTCTGTACCAATTGTTCCTGGCATCTGTAAATCTCCTTTAGTAATGTTGTTATTATGGCTTAGTTGATAAATGCTTCTCCAAATACCTACCGGCGGAAGCGCAGAATTGCGGGTTATCTTTCAAAAATCCAAGCGCACAATTACAATTGTGGCAAAGGATACCGCGATTCTTTCCCGTCGCGTGGCAGTGGTCCAAGTCGGCCTTGGTTGTTCTCAGGTCGATCTCACAAATGCAGCACAAATATTTCTGTGCTACCAGCATAGCCTCGTATTCTTTGAGTGTGATGCCATACTTGCGAACAAACCCGGCGTTTCGGACCTTACGTTCTCCACCGGGAGAAATCTGCCAATTCCTGGATACCATCATGCTGCATTTCTTACATTGAGTGTAGCATTCATTTTGGTTCTTATAGAATTGGTCTTTAATCTTTACTTCTTTGCAGCGTCCACACCTATGCATATCCTCTGGTAAAGTTTCTTTTATCAGCTCATCTGTTCCTCGTGATTTCTTTCCACGTAGGTTACTGCAAGGTTTACAATATGCTGCTCTTTTAAGTTTTCCATTACTGCTGTAATAGAATTGATTTAATTGTTTTTCTAAACCACAATCTCTACACACTTTTGTTTCTGGTTTCATATTCCTCCCTTAAAAGAATGAAGAGGGCAGTTAAGGGCTGCCCTCCTCGATCACAGATGATCAGTCTGTGATAAACTTCTACTACCTGCGTGGAGAATTACGAATGATATCCCTAATTTCCTGAGCAGCATCTTTACCGGTGGGCAAAGCAGCAAATGCGGGATAGCCAAACTTCGTGATGAAGTCCACTTTCTCTTTCACAGTCTTAATGTCTGCTTTGGTACGGATAACTGACGTACCCAGATGAGCACTGCTTCGGCCACTTTCAGCAGCTCCAGTTCCACTCTTCACTGTGCCTTTGACAAGGTAAGGACGAGCGGCTGCAAATGTCGCAAAGTATTCAACAAGATTCATTGGCTCCATAGAGCTGTTCATCTTGACATTACCATTCTCTTTGACAACCCACTGATTACTTTCGCCATCAAACGAGATATCATCTTCAACCAGCTTTTTCACAGTCTTCAGCTCATGGAACTCCACTCCGTTCGGGAGTGATGCGGCTGCTTCTGCAATGGCCTGATCCTTCAAAATCTTTTTGTTCTCTTCAATTACTCTTGCTTTATCTTGCTTCTCCGCATCAAGAGCGAGCTTCATCGTCTTGGTATTCTCTTTTTCCTGCGCCAAGAAATCCTTCATCTGTCGAACAGTGTCGTCATCCTTTGCGACAGGAGGAACAACTACTGGAACAACGGGCGGCGCAGTTTTCAAAGCTTCAATGCGAGCCGACATTTCTCTCAGCTCAGCTTCATGCTTTGTCGAGACTGCAGCAAATCGGCGGTTAAAGAGATTGTTAATATGCTCTTGTTGAGCAGGGGAAAATTCTATTTTTACCTCTGGTTTTATCTCTGGTTCTGGTGTTGGTGTAACGATTGGTTCTGCCATTTTGTTCTCCTCATTGTTTATAGACGCGATAACGTCTTCCGGTATGCTTTACAGCATCCGTGATATTACGAACCAAAGTTTGCTTGTGTCTCAACCCCGAAAATTGGCTCTACTTCTAAATTTTCCCCATCGGTGTAAACTGCTGCTACACCTCCGGTGCCTACTGCTGCTTCTCCTGATTCTGGTCTCCCCTCGGGGTTATCTACTATCAGGTTTTCAAGGCATACTAGATTAGATGTATGGCATACGAAAAGAGTAACGTCTTGTGGTTTATCTCCGTACACAGTCCATTTACCAGATGCATGTTCCGGGTGGTACTCGTATTTGTCCTTCTGATCTTCTACATTCAGGTGTTCCTCGAAGAACGCCTGAGTGCGTGATGTGAAATAATCCAAGGATTCCCCATCCGGAATTTCCAGATCGGGATTATCCACATAGAGTTCCAAGATAGGACCAAAAGATTCTCTATCCTTACCGGATAAGAAACCAAGATTCCAACACATCAAGCCCCGATCCTGCTTTACAGATAAACCTATTAGGTCAGCTACGGCGTCTGCAGTTTGCATAGCTCGTAGCATCGGGCTTGATATGATGTGTTTAATCTCGAAATTATCTGTGATGAACTCTGCCGCTGCTTCCGCCTGCGCAAGTCCCTTAGGTGTTAGGGGTGGATCAAGACGAGAACGAAATACATTGTTTGCATTCGCATTAGATTCGCCGTGACGAAGGATAAGGGCGATAAGTTTTTTCACTGCTCTTACCTCCGTACAGTCAGTTTCTTTCTGCCGCTCTTTGCAGATTCTTTCTTCAGTTCCGCTGTTCCAGATTGAGCGCGGGTTGGAGTTGATGCTGCAGTAGCTGTGTCTTTGCCCTTAGTAATCGGTGTTTTGGAACTACCGACTCCGGGTTGAACACCTAAAGCCTTTGCTGATGCAACTCTGACAGCAGGTTCATCCATCAAAAGAGCAGTCTCAGGTGCCAATGCAGCGCGACCCAAGAACGACAACTTCATGGTATCAAACCATTCATCCCAATCAATGCCTTCGATCTCTTCATAGACCTTCTTACGTTGGTCAGGGGTGAGTTTGCCGTCGAACTCGTCGATCATTCGTTTCATCTGCATCTCTGCAAACGTCTTAGAGTTGATCTGTAAATCCTTAAACAATGTGCTTAGTTGGGCAAGAGCATCTGTCAGATTTGTGATCTGATAGTGATCCTTGTACTTAATCGAACCTTTCCATTCCTTACCCATAAACTCAAAGGTAAGTGCCATCAACTGCATCTCCAACTGCTCTAGTGATTCAGCTCTGGTTGCAATTTTAGGAACAGTGGTCTGGAAGGACACTGCCTTAGAAAAGCCGCTTGACTTACCACCATTGAACAAATCGTTCTGCGTATCCTGCGCTGCGATCTTGTACATCGACATGACGTTCGCGGAACGTTCTTCTTGTAAGAATTTAGCAGGTGCAGTCGGTGGTGTAATGTATTTTGGCTCTTTGGTTCCAGTGGCGTACTTGAGCATATTTGCAGTGCTGATTTCTCCCTGCATCTGCTCGATCTCTGACAGGTTAGGATCGGTCTCCATAGCCAGAATATTGAAGCATTGACGGTATAGGAATTCCTGCAACAGAGATGTAAGGTTCATTATCTCGCGTGCAATCCATGCCAGATCAGTAAGGAATGACATACCCATGAACTTGTCAGTTTTACTTCTCTTGTATCGAACAACCTTCATTGGTATCTTGCCGAGTGGATTACTAATCGGTTCATTCTGCGGCAACAAAACTGGCTCATCTGGATTGGTTACATCTACCTCTGAAATCTTGACCTCGGCTTGGGACCATTCAGTATATCTCTCGATACACTGCTTTCCCATACCAGGTGCGATGCGCGTCTGATGCTCCACTCGTTTGATGTAAATAAAATTATCAAAGGAGTCATGAGCCCAGTCCAATATTTCCGTAGGCTTCACCAGAACCCAGTAAGGCTTTATGCCTTGCTCATCCTGCTGTGCCTTGGTCATACCGTCTGTATTTACCGCAGGGGTGTCTACGAGGGTATAGGACATCCCGTAAATCTGCATATCATCACAAACTTGCATCATGTACTGGGTGATATCCTCACCCTTCATATTGACATCTCCAATAAAATCACCAAAGA